TATGAATCAGCTGCTAAACCCCATAATCCAGACCAATGGAAGTAAAAGAAAAATATTATAGACCTCTCCCAGAATGTTTAACTATTAAAGAATCTGGAATAGAAGGGTTAGGGTTATTTGCTAAAAAAGATATTGAGGAGGATATTAATTTAGGGATTTCCCATATATTCCATGTTGACTTTGAAAATGGGTATATTAGAACTCCTCTTGGAGGATTTATTAATTATAGTGATGAACCTAATTGTAAAATTTTTATGACACCTGATGGGTATAATTTAATTACTAACCAAACAATAAAATCAGGGGAGGAGTTAACCTTAAAATATAATTTATACAATCCAACTAAATGAAACATTTAGAAGATACACCATGGTGGATTTGTGATCCTGAAGATACTAACTATTGTGCTTATGTAGACACTGATAGTAATTATTTTCATGCTGAACCTTTATTAAGACACAGATTTCCTAATTTTGATGAAATGTCTGATAAGGATAAGGATACTGAGTTAGAAAATATAGCTCTAGAATATCAAGATATTATTACAGACCATTATAATAATGTAGCTAAAGATGTTTTTAACATAGACCAATTTGAATGGTTTGATAAACCACATTGGTTAGAAATGAAAACTGAATGTGTGATTAGATCAGCTTATTTTAGAGCAACTAGAAGATATGCCCAATGGATCACCAAACAGGAAGGTGTTGAAAAGGAAACACTTGACATTAAAGGTTTAGAGTTTCAAAAAGCAAATTTTCCACCTTTATTAGGAGAATTTTTTCATAAAGCATTAGTAGATGTTCTAAAAGGTGAAAAACAAGATGAAATAGATACTAGGGTAAAAGTATTTAAAAAACAAATATTAGATGGTACTATACCTTTAACTAAATTAGGTAACCCTACATCTGTAAAACAAATAGGAAAACATCAAGGTAAACCTGCTAGAGCAGGTGAAATATTTTCCACATTTAAAGAAGTAAAAAATAAAGCAGGACACAAATTAGGGGCACCTGCGGCAGTTAAAGCAGCTATTAGATACAATGATCTACTTAGATTTTGGAAACTAGATGCTAAACATGAATTAATTACTAACGGTACTAAAATTAAATGGATTTACCTTAAAAATAATCCATACCAAATTGAAGAAATAGCATTTTTAGATTATGACATACCAGAGAAAATTCGTACATTCATAGAGCAATATGCTGACAGAAAAAAAGTATTTGAAAGCATATTATTAAACAAATTAGAGGGTTTTTATTCTGATATGGAATGGAATCTTAACTTAAATCCTTACATTAATCAATTTTTTGAACTATAAAATATGATATCAAAAACACAATTACAATCAGTTATAAACAAATATCACTTAGGTGAAATAGAAAAGGTTAAATGGGAAATTTTAAATAATGAGTTACAAGTTAATTTTATAGCCCCCTCAAATATTGTATTGGGATCAGTTAGGTGTTTTGATTTCCCCATTGAAGAAGCTGATTTAGCTATATATAATACCAAAAAATTATCAAATCTAATTTCAATATGTAATGGAGATTTATTATTAGAAATTGAAAAACAAAAAGAAATGTTATTAAAATTAAACATTTCTGATATGAATTTTAATTTATCATATGCATTATCTGATCCGTTACTAATTAAAAAAGTAGGTAAAGCTAAACCTGTAGAAGGTTGGTATGTTGAATTAAATCTTAGTAGTGATGAAATTAGTAATATACTAAGAGCCAAAGGAGCAATGTCAGAAATAGATAATTTTTTAGTTACTACCACAAAAGATTTAGATGGTCAAGATGTGTGTGAGTTTGTATTTGGGGATGAAGTAGGACACAACAACAAGATCACATACCAATTACAAGGAGAAATTAATAAAGAAGACATGAAAATAAAATACAATTCAAACATGTTAAAAACTATTTTAAATGCGAATAAAGATATGGATGAAGGTCAATTTAAAATATCAAATCAGGGATTGATGTATTTTAATTTTAAAAATGAAACAATAGAAAGTGAATATTATATGGTTCCTCAAGAAGATGGTATCATTTCTTGATTTCTATATATGTATAAATGCAAACTTAGGATGCACAACCGGCTCACCAAAATGGGAGCTATTTTATTAACAAAACATAAATTTAAGAATTATGACACACTTATTAAGAGAGTTAGACAATAGTCTAGCACCAAGATTAACAACACCTTTTGACATATTAGTCAGAAATTTTTTCGATTCAGAAACCCCATTTCACCCACTACACTCAGTTAAATTAAAACATCCTGTGGATGTTTATGAAGATGAAGAAGGTCTTCATTTGGAAGTAGCTTGTACTGGATTAGCTAAAAAAGATGTTACTTTAGATATTGAAGGAGACGTTTTAAGAGTTGGCTATGAAAAAACAGAAGATACAGCTGAGGGTAGAAATTACCATTACCAAGGAATAGCAAAAAGATCATTTAATTTTGGCTACAAAGTAGCTAGCAGATTTAGATTATCTGATGCTGAAGCCAAGATGAAAAATGGATTGTTAACTATAACAGTTCCTTATTCACCACAATCAATTACAAAAACAAAATCTTTAGAGATTAAGTAAAAAAACCGCATCCTAGGTTTGCTTATTAAGATTTTTTTCGTATATTAGACTAAACATTAAAAAAACGTTATGACAGAATTAGAAGCATTATTCGATGCCGTTATAGTTAAACCTCAAGAAGAAGAAGAAACAACTTACGGATCAATTGTAGTACCTGATTTAGGTAAAGACCGAAATGAACATGGTACAGTAGTAGCTGTAGGGCCTGGAAGGCATGTAGCTGGAGTAGGTTATATTGAAACCGAAATTAAAATAGGAGATACAGTTATCTTACCTACAATAGGATTTACAAAACTAGAACGAAAAAAAGATGAATTTTATATAGGTCAAGAAAATCAAATACTAGCTAGAGTTAAAAAAGAAATAAAAGTAGAAGATATTTTAGCAGAAACAGAAGTTACACCCGAAGAAAAACAAATATTAGAAAATGAGTAAAATTATAGAATTTGGCCCTGAAGCTAGAAAACAATTAGTAGAGGGAATAGATACTATAGCAAATGCTGTGGTATCAACATTAGGTCCTAATGGTAGAAATGTAGTAATTTCAAAACCAAATGATTACCCTCAATCAACAAAAGATGGGGTAACAGTAGCAAAAAATATTTCATTAGAAGACCCAATTCAAGAACTAGGAGTTCAAATGCTTAAACAAGCAGCTATTAAAACAGCTGATAATGCAGGAGATGGTACAACTACCTCTACTCTATTAGCTAGAGAAATGGTTAAAGCAGGCCTATCAGCTTTAGATGATGGAGCAAATGCCGTAGATATTAAAAGAGGTATAGATGCTGCTGTAGAGCAAGTTATTACCCAATTAAGAAATATAAATGAAGATATTTCATCTCCAGAACAACTAGAACAAATAGCAACAATTTCAGCTAACAATGATGAAACAGTAGGAAAACTTATATCCAGAGCTATGGAAAAAGTAGGTAGAGAAGGAGTTGTTCATATTGAAGAATCTAAAACAGGAGAAACATATTTAGAAACTGTTGAAGGTATGCAATTTGATAGAGGTTTTAAATCCCCATATTTTGTTACTAATAACAATAATATGACTTCAACTTTAAATGAAGTTTATGTGTTAGTAGCAGATCATACTTTTACACAGGTAAAAGAATTACTTCCAATATTAGAAGGAGTATCTAATACAAATAAATCACTTTTAATTATTGCTAAGGATATAGATAATGAAGCTTTAGCTACTCTTATTGTAAATAAAATGAGAGGTACATTAAAGGTGTGTGCTGTAAAAGCTCCTGATTTTGGAGATAGGCAGAAATTAGTATTAGAAGATATAGCTACATTAACAGGAGGTCAAGTATTTTCTAAAGAAAAAGGAATGAAACTTGAAAAATTTAGTTGGGAATGGTTTGGTGAAGCTAGAGTAGCTACTGTTACTAAAGAAAAAACAACAATTGTAGATGGTAAAGGTAGTGAAGAATCAATTTCCCAAAGAGTAGAAGAATTAGCTACACAAATTGAAAATGCTCAAACACCATTTGAGATGGAAAGATTACAAGATAGAATGTCTAAGTTTGTAGGAGGAGTAGCAATTGTTCATGTAGGTGGAAATACTGAAACTGAAATGAATGAGAAAAAAGATAGAGTAGATGATGCTCTTAATGCTACAAAAGCAGCCATTGAAGAAGGAATCCTCCCAGGTGGTGGAGTTGCTTTACTAGGTGCAGCTTTAGGGTTAGGAATTAGTGGAAATGAAGATTTTGAATTTGGTGTAAATATAGTTAAAAAAGCATGTAGAAAACCATTTTCACAAATTTTAACTAACGCAGGTTATACTCAAGAAGAATCAAATTCAATTTCATTAGATGTAGAAGATTTGGATTGGGTTGGATATAATATTAAAACTAATAAAACTACTAATCTAAAAAATGAAGGTATTATTGATCCATTCAAGGTAACTAGAAATGCATTACAAAACGCAGCTTCAATTGCGGGTACAATTTTACTTACAGAATGTACAATAGTTGATAAACCAACAGAAACACCAACACCAGAAATAGACCCAGCTATGATGGGAATGATGTAATATGAAAACAAAGGTTATAGAAAGAAATGAATTAATTGCTACTAGAGTGCCACCTGGAGATAGGTGGACTCTGGTAGATGATTCAAAAAACATTGTTCATAAAAGTTTAACAGATGCTTTGGAAGCCTACCTAGGGGTTAGTAACTTCAAGGGTGAATATAGGTTAGACCCTTTAGGAAGTAAGCTATATGCTATTAAAACTTCTGAAGAAGAAGTAAAACCTGAACCAATTAAAAAATATAATATTTATGGGGATGAATACTAAAGAGCATTCATTATTAGTAGAAAAATATCGATCTAAAAACCTTAGTGAATATGTAGGTAATGATCATATTAAAAAACAAATACAAAAATATTTAGATCAAGATGACATTCAAAACTTTATATTTTATGGACCTGCTGGAACGGGCAAAACAACTCTTGCTAAACTCATTGTTAACAATTTGGATTGCGATTACTTATACATTAACGCTAGTGATGAACGTGGGATCGAAACTATTAGGGATAAAGTCACAAACTTCTCAAGTACTGCTTCGTTTCGACAGATCAAAGTTGTCATACTCGATGAGGCAGATTTCCTCACAATTCAAGCGCAAGCATCTTTAAGAAATGTAATTGAAACATTTTCAAGATCTACACGTTTTATTATGACGTGCAATTTTGTAGAAAGGATAATTGATCCACTACAATCAAGATGTCAAGTACTTAAAATCATCCCCCCAAGTAAAAAGGAGGTAGCAAAACATTTAAAAGAGATATTAGATACAGAACAAACAAAGTTCGAAATCGAAGCTCTTGTTAACATAGTTAACACCCATCATCCGGATATACGAAAAATGTTAAATACCATTCAATTATCAACTAAAGATAATGAATTAGTATTAGATAAATCAATCATTGTATCATCCAATTATATAAAACAAATCATAGCAGAATTAAAAAACCCAAAAACAGATTATCGAAAGTTAAGACAAATAATTGCCGACTCGGGAGTTAAAGACTTTGAAGAATTATATAGATCATTATTTGATTACGCGGGTGAATATGCCAAGGGTAGAGAAGGCAGTGTGGCTATGATTTTAAATGAGCACCAATATCATTCAAATTTTAGAATAGATAAAGAGATTAATATCGCGAGTGCTTTAGCAAAAATAATAGAAATCAAAAAACCCCAAGTAATATGAGTAGTTTTAAAAAAGGAAAAGACGTAGTATCAAAAAAGTTTTTTTGTACTGAAGATAAAATGATGTATGAACATGCCTGGGAATGGGCTAAAAAAGAAGGTCATAAAAATGTAGGTGAGGGAGATGCCTTATGGAGAACTGGATTAGCATATATAGCCTGGAAAGACCCTGAAATAAAAGAAGGTATACTTGGTTGTTACAGAAAATTCGGGGGCAATTACCATTTTAAAAAAGAAAAATATCAAGCATCTAGAGCAACTGGTAGACATGGTGAGGATGATGTTTCAAGAGATCAAGTAATTATGTCATTAGCTGCATTACACGTTAATGGAGACTATGTAGATTTGGAGGAAATTGCGGGCAAGCTGCCGTATAAGCTTTCGCGTAGATTTAATATGACACCTGGTATGTGGTCTTGGGTAAAATTATTTGCGGGTTCTAAATGGAAGAAGTTTCATGTAAACTTTGCTTGTTTAAATGGAATTATTGGAGATGGATTAGCATTTACTTCAAATAGAATTATAGCAAAAATTTGTGGGTTCAAGAGAAATAAAGTTAAAAATAATGATTACACTTCAAGAGTTCATTATGATTTAAAAGAAAAATGGAATAAATTTCAATTAGCAGCTTCAAAAGCTTATTATCATGGGTTTGCTTTTCATTTAACTTGTTGGACATATTATACATTACCTCAAGATTATAACCCAATATTAAAACGAATTTGGAGAAAAATGTTAATTAACTATTGTGAAAAAGAAAATTATCTATGTAGATTATTACTTGGGGATACAAGTGTAACTAAAAGAGAAGTAACCTTATATAGATCAAGAGAAGGATTTAGATGGCAAGCTTATTTAGATGGAAGTTGGCCAAATTATAATGGTGAAAAAACCAAAGAATGGCAAAAAAAGTACCTAAAATGGAATCAATTAGATAAAGATTGTTTAATAAGAATGTACAATACTATTAAAAATGGTTAAAGATTTTTCTAATCAATTTCTTTTCATCTCAGTACCTAAAACAGGGTGTACTTCTATAGAAAAAATGTTAAATGGGGATTTATTTAATGATCCTAATCGTCCCGAAAACCATGATAAACATAGCTATATATCTACTATTAAAAAAGATTACCATAATGATAATTGGGATGAAGTATGGAAATGTGGGTTTGTTAGGAATCCTTATGATAGGGCTATAAGTTGGTGGAGTTATTTAACTCAACATTTATATACCTGGTTAGATGATTCATGTCAAAATGAAAAAGATAGAGATAGATTTGGATGTGGAAAAAATAATACTTTTTTAAAGTTTTGTAAAAATGTTCCTTGGTGGGTTTGGACTAACTGTCATAAATGGTTAGAAGATGAGAATGGTAATTTAATGGTTGATTTTATTGGAAGATATGAGGAATTTGATAAAGGAGTAGAAACAATATATAACCATTTAAACCTTCCCCTTCCCGAAATAAAAAAAATAAACTCAAGCAAACACAAACACTACTCAGAATATTATTGTGATGAGTCTTTTGAAATAGTAACAAACCATAATAAAAGAGATTTAGAAATATTTAATTATAAATTCGAAAACAAAAAATAAAAAAATGAATAATCAACAACAACCCAACATCGACCTTACAAACACCACCTCAGTAGAGGGATTTGACGGAGGTAAATTATTTGGACAAGCTTTTGTCTTAAGAAAAGTAAGTAAATTTGTAGTAGGAGGAACAGAAGATGCTCTTTTACCTATACCAGTATTTTATGATATAGAAACAAAGAAAATTATAACTGATTCATTACCTAAAGAATTAAGAGAAGAATATGAAGATATTTCTATTTAATGGATGTATTAATAATTAAAAATAAAGAATATGAAATTTTAGAAGAAAAAACAACTTCTAAATATAGAAAAGCTTATCGTCTTAGGGATCTAGATGACGATAAGTTATATTCTTTACTTATTGAAGATTATAGGGAAGCTGATTTTGTAATAGATGGTAAACTTACTTCTACCATCAACAAAATAGGAACCAGCCCCCTTTATTCAATCAAACACCCAGAAAATATTGGGTTTAAGACTATAAAATCCAAAAAGAAACTCCCTAAAATTTTTAGAATTTTTAATTCATCTGGAAGTGTTAGTAGGAAAAGACACTTTTTAAAAACTGTTACTTGGAGAATAGTTGGGACTTTAGATACTATTTTATTATCTTATATAATAACTGGGAGTGTAAAAATAGGGTTTACTATAGGTTCAGTAGAACTATTTACTAAAATGTTTTTATACTACCTCCATGAAAGGTTATGGTTTAGATTTTCAAGGTATGGAATTAAAAAATAAAACAAAAAACATATTTGATTGGTTACAACATATAACTCTATATAAAACACCAAGTACAGAGTTTACGGATAACGATTGGGAAAATTTTAATTCATATATGGTACATAGATTTATAAGTATGAGCCCATATTATGTTGAAATCGCTGATTTAGCACAAGGTTTAATGCCTAATAATAAGAAAGAAATATACAACTTTTATAAAGAAATGATCCCAAAACGTAAAGTCTGGTTACAATACATTAAAACCAAAAATAAAGAGATAAACAAAGAATTAATTTCCCACATAGCTTCTTACTATGAGGTTGGATTCCGTGAAGCTCGTTCGTATATTAATGTAATAACAGATGAAGAAATGCCTATTATCCTAGGAGAAATGGGGCTAGAAAATAAAGAAATAAAAAAGTTATTGAAGTGAAAGACAAATTTACAAGTGAATTAGAAGAATATAGAGAACAATTATTTCAAGATTCCCAATCTAATGTAAATCACCCAACACATTATAATAATGGAATAGAAATGTGGGATTATGCTTATTCCCATGATTTAGATTTTTTTGAAGGTAACATTGTAAAATATGTTACAAGGTGGAAACATAAAAATGGAGTAGAAGATCTGAAAAAAGCAAAACAATATCTAGATAAGCTTATAGAGCTCAAAAATGGCTAAAATTCCTACTATAGTAAAGGAGATCCAACAAACTACTCCTACCGAGGTAAATTATGCTTACCAAAAGAATATTTCATATTCCCAATATTCTATGTGGAAGAAATGCCCTAAACAATGGGCTCTACAGTATAGAGATGGTCATAAAGTATATTCCCCAAGTGTTCATACGGTATTTGGAAAAGCCTTACACGAAGCGTTTCAACATTACATTCAAGTAATGTATGATAAAAGTGGAGCAGCAGCTGATAGAGAAGATATAAATGAAATTCTAAAAGATAAAATTAGAGAACATTATCAGGATGAATATAAGAAAAACAAAAAACAACATTTTTCAAATCCA